TACTTGCCGCGCCCGAACCAATCGAACCTGCGCCCATCATGGACAGTCCGCCCAGCGTCGAAAGTAACTGCCCCCAGCCATTTAGTTGGTCGCCTTTTTGCAAAGCAACCTGCTGTTCAAGCGGGTAGATGCTCGCCGCGTCCGACGCTTGCGTTCCAATCGCGCCCAGCTTGCCCATCGTGACGGCGTTTTTTACGCCCTGCTGGGTTTGCCAATCAGATTGGCCTCCCTCTCGGGCTTGCGCGCCGGCGGCAAGATTCTGCCAGGCGTTGGAAGCCCCACCCGCAACCGTGGCGGCCTGCGTTGACGGACTTCCTCCGATGATGGCGTTTCCAGTTGCGGTTTTGGTTGGTGTCGTCAGGGGCGCTCCCGCGCTTTTCAATCCCTGATACATGGACAAGCGATTGGCCGCACCGGCCTGCTGCTCTTGCTGCGCCGCCGCCGGTGTGCTTTGGCTTAATGACTGGTTTACGTCGCCTTGAGCCTCGGACTGAAAGGCCGACTGCTGTTGCTGCTCGCGCGCGCGCTCGGACGCCAACGCAGACTTGTCCTGCATGTTGCCGGCAATCTGCATTCCCATTCCGGCCATGGTGGCCGCCAGGCCCGCGATCGAAAGGGTACCATACATATTAATTTTAGCCGACCACACTGGCGCTGCCGGGCTGGCCGTAGCTGCCCATGCTCAACATTTGCCAGATGTTGGTCGTGTTGGGGTTGTAGGTGTTGGCCTGCATGTTTGTCAAATAGCTATTGGCCCAATCGCTGAACATATTTCCAACCGGCGGCAATGCGGTTGGCGCGCGCAGCCCGGCGGTGGCGGCTTCGGCGCCCATGGCGACCTGGCCGGGGGCGGCCCCGGCCTGAACCTGGTTGACGAGCTGGTTTCGCTGGGTGGCCACATTTCCCCGCAGGGTGTTGGCTTGATCTTCCGCCGTGTTGGCAATGTTGGACTCATTGACGCCCAGCTGTTTTTGAAGGGATGAGTTTTTAGCCACCGTCGCGCCGCTGTCGAGCAGGCCGTTTCGGGCGAGCGAATAAGTGAGATTATTCTTGGTGTTCCGATACTGGTCCATCATCTGCGGCGTGGCATAACTCTCGTAATCTTTCGCCGCCTTCTCATAGAAATTGTCATTGAAGCCGGCAAAGTTCTTGTCAATGGTCGCCATGCCGGAATCAATCTGCGCCTGCGTCGCCTTTTGTTGCGCAGCCGCGCCGCCGTCGCCAGACCCTCCGTACATAATTAAACAACCTCCTTTGTTTCCGCGTCGGGCTTGTCGTAAATTCGCAATTTATGTTTTGAGTTCATGGTCTGCGCAAATTCCCATCCGCCGGCCAAATGCGCGAAGTAAAGAAAAACGTCTATGTCCGCGCATCGGATTGCCGGAGCCATGGCGCGTTCGGAGACTTCCTTGCTGGCCGCGAACTGGTCGCCCGCGATGTTTCGGGCGATGGCCGTCACAAACAGAGCCTTGAACGCATCAGCGTTTTTAACATAGAACGGGTTTTCAAGCAGCGCAACTGTGAACTGCTCAAGCCCCTTGAGGGCGAGCAGCTTTTTTCCCGCCGGCCAGCCGGAGTTGTCGAGCAGATCGTCGAAAATATGCTCGAAGTTCCAGAACGCCCACGACGCCTTGAAAAGGTCGTCGCGCTCACGCTCGTCCTTTCGATGGCACGCAATCTCCCGCAGCATGACAAGGCCGCGCCCGATCTTCGCCGCCTCTTCGGGCGTCGTGCAGTAATCGCGGGGGGTGAGGGCGTTGGTCATGGCGTGGGTGTTGCCGGCGGGGTTGACGGCGGCGGTTCAATCGCCTTGAGCGCATCTTCGGCGTGGTAAAAATTTCCCGCGTCCACGTGCGCGAAGCTGGCTCCCACCGGGGTTGGAAGCTGGACGACAAATGAGGGCGGCGTGCCCGATACCTTGCCAACCAGGATTGCTCCCGTCGGCCCCCTGCCGATCACCGGGTCGTTCAAGATTGGTGTCCTGCCGTTTTTGTAGGTGTTGCTCATGGTGCTCCTTTTTCCTCTTCCTGCGTGTAGTGAACCAGCGCGCCTGAAAAGCGGGCGTAGCCGCCGCCATTCTCCAACCCTTGGAGCGCGAAATGAGTCGCGTGGCGGCCCAGCGGAACCCGGCCCTGCTGGAATGATGATAGCGTGTTGTTGTACACGTTGCTAAAGGTGTCCGAATCGTAGTCGCTTGAAAAGTTAATTGCCCAAGTCCCCTCAAATCCGGCGTCCATGGCGCTGAAATACTTCCGCGTGCCAGGGGCCTGCGCCGACAGATAGGGAATCGTCCAGGCCATTCCACAGTTGTCATACGATAGATTTTCGCCGCCGCCGTACTGAATAAGCAGCCCGGCGGTCGCGGCCCATACCTGGCCGTTATAGACGATGAATTTTTGCGGCACAAACAAAACCGTCTGGCTCAATGCGCCGGTAAATGGCTGGCCACCGGCCGTCGGCGTTCCCTGGACGGTCGCGGTTGTTGCGCCGGCGACAAATGAACCGTCCGGCGTCGCCGGCTGATTGGTGAGCACCGTTGAGCCGCAGGTGATGGATGATTCATTGGCCCCCGGATGCCAGGCATATCTCTGGCCAACCGCCAGCCCGGTATAAGTCAGCGTCGGGATGGTTGGATAAGTGGATGACGGCGCGGTTATCGGCTGCTGGTACGACGGCGAATAACAACCCCAGGCGCTAATCTGCGATGATGGGAAATAGCTGAAAACAAAAATACTTCCGGGGCTGTCGTCCGCGTTGGGAATGTAAATCCAATACCGATTTGCCGACGGGTCAACAATTCCGCAGCATGCCGATTTTTGGGCATCGCTCAATGCCGCGATGAGTGGTTGCAGGATGGTGTCAATCGGCGTCCCAATGTCGGCGATGATGGCGTTGTTGCTGGCGTCGCGCACGCGAACCGATCGAACGCCCGAATCATACAGCATGTAAACATCCATGTCGCCCACAGCCTGGACCGACAGGGGGGCAAAGGTGCCGATATAAGGGAGCACTTGGGTCAGCGCGTAGTTGGCCGGGTCGGGATCGGTCGCCCAAATTTGGACGTTTCGGCGCGAGGCAAATAAAAGCCTCCCCTGGTACGGCGCGGTGGCAACCAGCGGTTCGGGCGCGGCCCAAAAGTTTGACATCGTGATGAAGCTGTTTCCGGCGCCATTGGGATCGTCCCAAGTCGTCGGATCGCCCAAGGCGCTGAAATATGCCGTGGCCCCGGCCAGGACGTAAACCTTATTGCTGAAGGTGGAACAAAAGCTTGCTTTTTGGGTGGCGAACGACATTCCAGTGCCGGTTACAAACCCGGCCCCAATCTGGGTTTGCAGCCCCGTCAGCGCATCGGTCAGCGTCAGCGTCAGTTTTTTTCCCGGAACAAACACGCCGGCCAACGAGACGAAATACGACATCCCCTGGCCGCCGCATTGGGGCACGCCGCCGGAAAGCGGGTTGACGGTGTTGGTCAGGGCGACGGTGCTCATTTTATTTAATAAACAACGGAAATCATCAGGACGGACGAGTTGACCACAATAGGGGTTGCGCTGCTGTCGGTCACCTGGCAGACCCATTGTTCGATGAAACTTTTACCGGCAAACAAGCCAAAAATGTTCAAATTGAAAATGGTTGAGTTTTTCGCCGGAGTTGCCGGCCCAACCCCGCTGGACACTCCCAGGCTCGACGAAACAAATGTCCATTGGTACTTATAGGGCGACGTTCCCCCAACAACTGAAGCGGTAATTTTTCCGCTGGATTTTGGCGGGTGGGAGTTTAGCTGGGCAATCGCCGGCGACACCGATGCCTGCATTGCCACGGTGGTCGCGCCGCAGGTCAGCGTTGAGGTAATAGTCAGGTTAATGGATGCGGCATCGCCGCTGGCCGCGGTTGCCCTCGATATATAAATCACCGGGGATGATGGATCTCCCGCGGCAACATAGCCGGTCGTTCCTGAGTAGTCGTTGATATTATTCACCACCCGCGCGCAGAATTGGACGAGCGTTTCGCCGGATACAGATCCAAATGTCATGGTTGCAGACAAGAGATTGGCCGGACCACCAGCAACAGCAATGATGCTGATGTTGCCCGTGCCAGAAACAATAAACTCTGCCTGATCAATGCAAACCGCCCCGGCGCAGGCAACGGAAATGGCCAGCGCATTGTCTGCCACTCCGCCGGTAGTTGAGGAAATGGTCACGGTTCCGCCCACGCAGGCGGCGGAGTAACCGCTGGTGGAGGTGTTGTTGTTTATCCCCGTGCAAATGTCGTTGGCCATGGTTGTGGGATTTCCGGAGGTGGAGGGGATTTCATTGGAAAGAATCGCCGTAGTTCCAACGGTGATCTGCGTCACGCTGTTGGAGTCGGCGCCACCCGCCGGATGGAGAGTCGCGTTGGCCGGCGGAACGGAGGGGACGGTCTGCCAGTTTAAAACCGCCGATGTGGTTGAGAGGGTTATGGCGTTCCCGATAACGCCGCCCAGTATGGCGGCAAGGTTCAGATAATAAAGTCCCAACAAAGCGCCCGTTCCGGTTTGAACGGTTGATGCTGTCATGTCTTGGTTTGGAGCGGTCCCGGCGGCCCACGTTTTACCGCTTCCGCCCCCGGAGGCGGTCAGCCCCGCAATACAGGCTGAAAGGTTGGCAAGCGAACCCTGGATGTTGGACCCCAGCAAAACCGAGTTGACGGCGGCCCCTTTTAAGGCGGTTACAAAAGTATAAACCGACCCGCCAATCGTAACGGTGTCGTTGGCTCCGACGTTGTTTCCGGCCGCCAGCAGCGTCGCCGTCGCCTGCGTGCTGATATTACAGGCGGATATTCTAAACGATCCGCTGGCATAAGTGGGCGGAACAATCGGGTTGCCCACGTTCAACAAACCGTCGGTTTCCGACCCGCCATCGCTTTTCAGGACGACGCTGAGCGCAAAGGGCGACGCTGACGATGTGGTTGGCACCGATGTGATGGTTATCTGGTTGGCAATCGGCTGGGTGGTCGCCGTTAAAAACGAGTCGGTGTAAACAGATAGTGAATCGAAGGGGGTGATCGCTTGCGGCGGCGTGATTAAAACCTCATACCCAATGCCGGTCGCGGTGAATCTGAGTTTGTCGCCCGGTCCGCCCAAGTATGAATCGGTGGCGTTTGTGATTGCCAGCGCAACCGCAGTCGCCAGGTCGGTTGCGCTGGTTAAGAACGCAATGGGGGACTGGACGATCATGGCCGAATTTGTTCCCAGATACGCCGTGAGTTGGACCACGGTTGGAAAATTGTACCAGACTTCCAACACCTGGCCCTGCGCCGCCACGGCATCTGACCCGCCGCCCAGCGTTGCCGATGGCGTCCATGACGCGCCGGAAATGGTTGTTGTGCAGACAATCGAATTTCCCGCCGCACCGGCGGTTGTGGCCGTGACCAGAAAACCATCCGGGTAAGTGCCGGAACTGGAAGTGTTCAGCGCCGTTGCCGCCACGGAGCCGTTCGCCGCGCCGCCCGTGGAGTAGTCGGCTCCCACGTTTCCGCCGCTGTAATTAATGGCGTGATAAAGGTTGGTGAGGGTGGCCGCCAGGTTGCTGCCGATTTTTACGTTGATCGAAGTTGTGGTTCCCGCCCCGACACTTCCCGTTGTCAATATGTAGGTGACGGCCCCCAAAACAATATTGCCGCTGCTTGGGTTTGGCGTCAGTTTGAAAACGCTGGTCGCGGCCACCGCGGCCGCCGCCGCCGTCCCGCCAGAAATAAAAAAATTAAGAGACGCCGGCATTGGTGTCACGGCCGCGACATAGGGATAATTCTTCTGCGGGAGGCCGTTCACGGGAGTGGTCGCATTGATGATTGAGGCCAGTTCGGTCAGGAGGGAAAGCGGGCCGGTTGACCCGGACCAGATCAGTCCGGCCTGAAAATCGTTGATCAGCGTGCCGCCAAAGAAAAAGAAAGAGTTGCCGTCCAAAAACTCTGCAATCACAAACTGATTTCCGCCGAAGGAGGTCGAATAAATAACACCTGTCATCTTGGTAACCCCGTCGGGATGCAGGAGCTGCTGAAAAATAATGGGGCTGGTGAATTGCTGGGTTGCCACCCCAGAGCTCTCCGGATCAGATCCGTTGGCTTGGTTCCAGTTTAATATCTCCCCGCCCTGCGTAAGGACGAATGTGCCATTGTAATTCACCGTTCCGCTAACGGTGATGGTGTCTCCGGTCGCCGGAAATACGCCCGATGTCCCGGGCGTGATGGTGGCGACAACAACATTGTCGGTGACTGCAATGAAGTTAATGACCCAGGCGCTTTCACGGCTGCCAAAAACAACAATCCCCAAATCTGAGGGTTCCGCGCCGAAGGTTCCGGTCGGGCGATTAAAAGGGAGAAATGCCTTGCGCTTTTCAATCTCGCCGCCGGCGGTGATATGGCCATTGACCAGATCGGTCAGCGTCCCGGCCGGCAACGCCAGCTTGTACTTGCGGGAGTCAAGGCCGCTGCGAAAATCAGTGATGTCAAGATAGGGCATGATTTATGATCGGTCGTTGGTGAAGGCTTTCCAACCGCCCACGCTGACGCCCCAATAGATTTTGTCCACGGTGTCCTGCTCGACGCTCAAAGACTCCATCGCCTCCTTGAACAGCAGGTCGCAATCATCGCGCGAAAGTCCGGCCTTGTCCTGCCCGGTTCCTTGCTCATTTACAATCAGCAGCGAGTTTTGATAACCGCAGTCATGCAGCACGGCCGCCAGCCAGTACTCGCCAAATGGGGGAAGAAAAGGCCAGATTTCAGGCGGCGTGCTGGTCCCGTCAGTGGTCGCGCCACGGGGGATCACAAACACGCGGCCATCCTTCGCAATGTACGCGATCGGCTCAACAATGGTGCAATGACGCCCGTCCTGCGTCATCACATTGGCAATCTTGCTTTGAAATCCGAGCATATTAAAAGCTGAACCGCAACAGCGGCCCGCCATTGATCTGATTCCAGTTTTCAGTCCCGTAAACAACGTGTTCGTAATCGCCAACCACGCCGAAGGTCAGGGAATACTTGTTGCCCCAGTCCCAAGTGTGGAACGCGATGAATCCACCAGCCCCGGCACTGCCATAAAGCGAACTTGAACCGATGCCAACGGAGGTTTCAGCAAATGGCGTCACGCTCAAGCCGAACACCTTTTTGGTTACTTGAAGTTGCGCCTGAACTCCGGCGGTGGATTGATGCCCGTTAATGCTTTCCACGCGAGCGCCCGCCCAAAAGTTCGGCGTCACGGCATACAGGACGGCCCCGCCGCCGCCGTATTTCTTGTCCTTCAAGTCATAGGAGATGTATGGGATGACGGCCCAGTTGGTTTGACTGGCCAAATCCACGTTGGTGCTGGACGTGGTGAGCGCAGTCCAGATTTCGCCCAGACCTCCGGCAACAGACGGGGCAGAGTTGGTTGTTTGAGCTTGGGTGATTCCCGCGCAAAACAACAGCGCGGCCACGGTGGACAGGAATGTTTTCTTCATAGATTTGGTTTTGTGGTTGCAGGAGCCGCGCTTTGACTTGCGCCCTGCTGATTGATCTGGTCAACGGCGGCGGCGATGTTTTTGACCGTTGAGGCGTCGGCGGCAAACAGTGCCGTCAGCGACTTGCCCAAGGCGGACAGTATAAATCCAACAACCGCCGTGTACGTCAGGAACTTTGAGGGCGTCCCGCTCACTTGGGGGACAAGCCCTATGCCGATGAGTGATGTTCCAAGCACGGATACCGCGCCACCGATATTTGTTCGCCAGTTGGTCATATATTAAAGTTCCTCCAATTTCTTTGCGATTTTTACCACCTTGCAGGCATCCTTGCAGTCCGCCAATTGCTGTTTCAGCGCGGCCACAGTGCCCATTAATTTAATAATCGTCATCAGTGTCCAACCCTGGACGCCAAGCCACGCCGTTACAAAAATAAGCATGCCCTCAACTGGTACGTTCATTTTTCCATTCACCCTTTCATGGTTTGTTTCTTCCACCTGACTTCAAATTTCTTCTTCACGACTAATCGCACTCCGTCCAGTTCCGCCACGGCTTCAATGGACAGTTCGCTTTTCAACCTGCTCCCCGATTTCCAAGTCCGCACTCCACTCGTGGAGGATATGATTTGGGGAGTTGCGCTCATTGCTTTTGTAGTCCGGTTGCCGCTGGTGGGACTGGCGCAAACGTATTCGTTAATTGAACCGACGGCTGGCCTTCGCCGACTGAGTTCGTGAAGGTGGCGCAGTAAACCGCCGTTCCATTGAAGTTGGTCAGCGCGCCCGGAGCCGCGTTGCCGGGAGCCGGGATGACAGCGGCAGGTTGCCATGTGGCATTGTCAACCGATCTATGGATTATGGTTGCATCAACTCCGGCGGGCGGAGCGGTCCACGTAAGGTCGGTTGCTTGGACAACTGGGGCCGGAACGTAAGGCGGTGCGGCGGCACAAGAAAGCGTGGAAAGAAACAGGGTTATAATGGTGTTTTGGATGATGGTTTTCATGGTTTTTGTTTTCATTTCGATAACGCCTTTAGGCAAGCCACACCAAAAAGTACGAAAAGGATTATGGCTATCGTAGCCACTGCTGACGCAATGCCCACCGTTAACTTGACCTTGCGCTCATCCTCCAAGATGTAGGGGTTCTGGCTGCGATACTTCCGGTTCGCCTCATCCTGCATCCGCTTGATGTCTTTGTCTAGGGTCATGGGTGTAAATTGCAGAACACTGTCAACCAATAGGCATAAACAGGCATCGCCACAGCTATATGCGGCGAGTCAAACACATCCATCCCAC